GAGGTGATCAAAAATCCTACAAAGATGATCGGTTCTGGAAACCAACAGTTGATAAAGCTGGTAATGGTTATGCAGTAGTCCGATTTCTTCCAGCACCCGAGGGCGAGGATCTGCCTTGGGTTCGATATTGGGATCATGGGTTCAAAGGACCAAGTGGTTTATGGTATATTGAGAGGTCATTGACTTCTTTAAGTCAACCAGACCCTGTGTCTGAAATGAACTCTAAACTTTGGAATACGGGTAGAGATGAAGATAAGCAAACGGTCAGGGATCGTAAGCGTAGGCTTCATTATGTAACCAATATCATGGTTATTTCTGATCCGTCTAACCCTGCAGCTGAAGGTAAAGTATTTCTTTATCAGTTCGGTAAAAAAATCTTTGATAAAATCATGGATTTGATGCAGCCACAATTCCAAGATGAGAAACCCGTTAACCCTTTCGATTTCTGGGAAGGTGCCGATTTCAAACTGAAAATACGACAGGTTGAAGGTTATCGTAACTACGATAAATCCGAGTTTGCAGCTCCTGCTGCTTTACTTAACGGCGATGATACTCAATTAGAGGGTGTTTATAATCGTATGCATAGCCTTGGTGAGTTCCTCGATCCAAAAAGCTATAAATCCTATGGCGAGCTTCAAGAAAAGCTTATGAGAGTTTTAGGTGAATCTGCTCCAATGACTACAGCGGAAGCGGTGTCTCTGGATAACGTTGCTACTTCTCCATCCATTCCAGCTAGCAACGAGCCGGAGATAAAAAGCGAAGGTGACAAAGACGATACGTTGAGTTATTTCGCGCAACTGGCCAAAGAATCGGCCTAGGTTTAATATAAACCTGAACTGAGAAGGGAGCTTTTTTAGCTCCCTTTTTTTATTCCATGAATCCTACAGGACCAAATATCGATTGCCGGACAGCTTGTAAATCAGATCTACCTCCATGTGCAGACCCTGTTGACATTCCTCCTGGAGAACCGTATGAATTAGTAGAACTATCAATAAGAACGTTTCCATCTGCACCACCGCCACTTGGACCGTAATAATTATTGGTAACGTTAGTAGTATTATCATTTTCCCCTAGTGCAGATCTTAATAAGAATAAGTTATCTTTAGCAGCATTATAAGCCATACTGTTATAAGCTAATCCTTTTATTTCTTCTCCCCAGACCCATCCGGCTTTTTGGCCGTATATTGCACCTTCAATAATAGGAACTGCTTCTTTTAAGTTTTCGGCAAATTTCTTTATATCAATAGTGTTTGGCTGAACAGTGATATTCATAACCTTTTCAAGATTAGCTGCAACTGCTCCTATAGCTGTACCCGCTTCTGTTAGTTCATTAGCTTTGTCTGCCATAGCCAAAACTTCGTCCATAGGATTTTTTCCGCCGGAAAAGAAGTCTACGATAGCACTACCTGCGCCTTTTAAACTAGCAGCAAACCCTTTTCCTGCATATATGCTTAAACTGTCACCTATAATACCTAATGCTTCGGCAGCCTTTTTAGCTTGCTCTACGTCTTTATTCTCACCTAACGATAAGAAGTGATTAACTTCTTCTTTAACTCTTTCAGCTTGAGACTTTCCTTCGCCTCCTGTCATATTACCAAGGAATCCAACTAATGCCTCTAGACCTTTACCTGCCGCAAATACTGCAAGTCCTCCAGATATGGCAGTCATAGTTGCAATAAATCCTACGGTATTACCATAAGGCAAGCTTCCAATTTCTAATAAGGTTTCTACTTCATCTACAACTCTCTGAGCAAATCCTGTGTTTTCTGTGTCACCAAAATACGAAGCAGCTTTTGATGCTGCAGTTTGGGCAACCGAACCCAATGCTTCCGCGCCTTTACCGTATGTATAAGCAACAAGACCTAAGGATATTGCACCCATAGTTCCAACAAAAGCAAATCCTCCACCTAGAGTTGCATTTTTCAAATCGCCTATTGCTAATAAGTTTGAAACTTCGTCGTAGACTCTTTGACCGAATCCACCACCGTCCATAAATGATTTAACTCCTGCGCTTTCACCTAAAGCACTTGCAGAAATTCCAGCTACGTCTCCAACAGTTGCTACTGCTTTACCTGCACCAAACATTGCAAGACCGATACCTAACATTCCAAGAGCTACAGTTGTTTTTCCTATATCACCCCATTTACTATCACCTAAAGCTAATAATGTTTTCACATTCTTTACTGTATTTTCAGCAAAACCATCTGTACCTTGAAATTTCTCGACAGCAGCACTAGCAGACATTCCTGCAGTAGCAACTAACTGCCCTGCACTAAATAACGCTAAACCTACTCCTAATCCAGCTAATGCAGCGCTTACTCCTGTTACACTTCCTGCAGTATAACCAAGATCTGCGATTTCCATCAACTTTACAACGTTATCCTTTGTATTTTGGGCCCAATCAGTATCACCCGCAAATTTCTCAACTGCAGCATTTAAACCCGAACCTAAGCCAAATGCAATTAAGGCAGTACCTAATCCACCAAGCATAAACATTAAGAGACCGCCGTCTTTGTATGCTTCTTTCATACTACCAGACTTCGCAACCATCTCATCGCCAATTTCGGTCAAAGCCATTACATTCTTTTTAACTTTTTCACCGTCAAACTCAGCAAGTTTTTCAAGGAGAAAACCTCCTCCGGCCATTAACACACCTAAACCTGCTGTTGCTGCCCCTGCACCCATACCAGCGGCGCCTAAGAATCCCCCTAATGCGCCTCCTCCAAAACCACCGAGAAGGCCCTTGCCTCCTCCACCTCCGCCTCTTTGAGCAGAGCCAGCAACACCTTTACCGCCATGTTCAACAGCTTTAATTAATCGCTCTTGCCTGGCTATATCCTCTCTTCTATTTTCTGTATCTGGGGAAGCTAATACTTCAGCCGCAGCTGATATGTCAAATACAGACTTTTTCATTTCAAGTAGGTGTCTACGCGAATTACGCGTATGACGTTCTACTTCATGAAGTTTTTCATTACTTTCAGAAACTTTTGCAATAAGTTCTAAAAAGCCTGCATTTTCCTCAGCCATTAGTCTTTCCTAACTGTTAGTGAATCTTGTCTGCTTTTTGCAGCTAAGGCTTCCTTTCCATAGAATGCCGCTACAATTGCAGCAACTGAAACAAAATAAACTGCTGCCATGTCACCGAGTATCGATGCAGCTTGATCTAAACCTAAAAACTGTGCTAGAACAACCGCAAACGGATAAAGTAACATGCCCCATAATGCAAACCATGCCATTTGCCTTTGAGCATCTTGTTTCTTATCTTCATTTTCCATATCAGACCTGAGGTCTTCAAGTTCAATCATTCTTCTTTCCATTGCCATTTCCTCATCGCTCACTATTCCATCGCCGTCTTTATCTAAATACGCATAACTAGAACCGGCCTGTAATTTCTTTTGTGCTGCCATATTTTTACTGTTTTGCGCGATTTTTCTCTTCTTCAAGTGATTGCATTAGTAATGCTATATAAATCTCTCTTTCCCATGGATGCATATTATCAAGATCGCTTATAGACCATTTGTGATAATGAAATAATGCAAAATCCGTTCTCATAATATTCTCTAAACTGTCATGAGAAAGAGTTAGCCTAAAAAATCGCCCATACCTCCTAATTGAATGTTATTCTTTTTAGAGCACTTTTTACATGTGTATTCAACTTCATGTACTAGGCGAGGAAAATTATCAAATGCTACCTGTGCCTTTTTAAACTGCTCCGAACTAAGTGATTCTAAAAACTGTATAACCTCTTCAGGAGATTGTTCTGAAGTTGGATATACACTATCTGCATCATACACATAATCAATTGCTGCTGCCATTGTAGCAGTAATGGTACCCATTGCAGTTCCATCTGCAACTAGCATAAACTTTTTAAGAGTTCCTATAGTAGGAACCTTAAAGCAAACACCGATACTATCTTTTAGCTGTATCTTTTGCTCTTTTTCTGTTCCTCCTGTTGGAGCTATTTTATCGATGTCAATTTCAGTTTCTGTCATTTCACCACAAGATTCATCTTGACATTTAAGCATAACTTTCGATTTTTCACCTACGCTTTTGGTTCTGATCTTGAGTAAAAGAAACTCTACATCAGTAGATGTTAGATCATCTACTTCTAATTTCTCAAAAGTACAAGCTTTTATCATTTCAGAAGTTGCTGTACTGATCTGTGCAGGATCTTCTGATTCTGCAGCTTGCATTAATATCTTTTGCTCTTTAACAAAGAAAGGTCGATATTCAACCGTTTTTCCGCACCCGGGTAAGTCAACCGAGAATTTGGCGGTATTCACTTGTGGTAATCCCATATTTAAAATATCCTATTAAAAATTTCTGTTCCAATTCTAGAAGTTATAGCGCCTCCTGCACTCGTCACTTCGGTCCAATCATCATACGTAAAAGTTACACTAACTCTAGCTATACTATTCTCTGAACTGTTAGACAATTCAACTGCTGATACGGTGATTGGAAATGCTTTAAGAAGTTTAACTGAGTAGGTTGGCACATTCATATCATTCAACTGTTGTATTTCTATTTCAGAAACATAGTCATCTTTATAGTTAATAGTCTTGTTATCGTAATTGATAATCTTATTTATCCACTTATCTAAAACATTCTTGATGTAATAATCTCCAGTAAGTAGAAAGGTCATATTTATGTCTTCATTAATATAACCATAAGCCATTTTTCTAGCTTTTAAATTTGTGAAATATTCTGTAGTAGAAATAGATCTACCGGGTAAAGAAACAGTTTCACAAAGTAAAGAAATATCTCTTGGGTCATTTATCATTTGAAGTGGATTAAAATTACCAGAAACAACATTAGTTATTATACTTCCTGCATCAATACTTAAAAGTGGCAGATTCATATAAACTGCAAAACGGTTTTGTTTAGCTGCTCCAGTCCTTCTACTAATAGTTGACTTAAGAGAATCTATATTTGCTGGATACGTCATGACGCTAGTGATCTCCTAGATTGTGTATATACCTTACCAGCTGTTGCTTTCTTAAATCTCTGTGTTGGCATGAATAAAGCAATTTCCCATTCAGGTGCTTCAACTTTAGCCATACGAGATGCAACGTGTTTAGTCAGGTAATGTTTAAAACATGGCTCAAAATAACGTAGTTTTCTTACACTCTGTAAGATTCTATATCTTACTCTAAACCGAGTTGTTTCATCCCACCTTTTATTAGTCATAGTCTCCATAAGAGCATCAAAGAATTTAGCTCTAAGAGGAGGAGGCAAGTAATGAAGATTTAAACCGTAAAAACCGCCAGGAGCTTTCTCTACCAAAATAATGAGGGGAAAGGTGTCATAATACGGTAGAGTTTCCTTATGTTTTGGATCGTAGAAAAACATATACATTTCGCCCATTCTAGGACGGGTTGCTCTTACCAAAGCTTCATCTCTAAGAAGCTGTTGACGATTTATACTTCCTAGAGTTTTTACTTGTTTGCGAAACCAATTACGAGCTTCTTTAGTACGAGGCGGAATACCTGCACGAAAAGCTTGAAATTGTAGTTTTTGAAATAATGAATCTGCCATAGTTCTATTTATACACTAACCCTTAAGTATTTTCACTCCTAAAGAATCTAAAGTATCTTCAGTCCATATCTGAAACTTATATCCTCTATTTATAGCCCACTTTTGAGCAGCTTCCCACTTACTAATATTCTTAGCATATACCTTCACTTCGTTTAAATATTTTTTAGTTTGTCTCTTAGGTTTCTTAGGAGGTACTGTTTGAAATTTAGGTTTAATCTCAACTAACAGCTTTAATCCATTCCTGTGTTTTAGATAAATATCTACAAAGTAACGGTGTCTACGATTATCTGTACGACACACATAGGGAATTACAAATGATTCAGAGTTCCACTCTAAAATATCATCATTCGCATCTAGATAGCGAAATACAGCTCTTTCCCAACTGGATCGATAGATCACTTTTGTCGGGTCTCCTCTATACTTTCTACTATTTTTTACTCTATAACGACCCTTATAAACCATATAAATACTTATACAATATTAAAAAGGTAGGATGATATGAATTTAGGAAATCTTCTTTTAGGCTTTGCAGCTGCATCGTCCGCGGGTAATTGGAATTTTAATTTAGGAAGTGTCAATGCTGGATTTCCTTCGTTTTCATACGGAAAGGGTAAAGGGAACCACTACTTTCCCACAAACACTGAAGGTATTCCTGCATGGGTTAGTATAACTTTTATTGAAAGAGTAGCAGGTTCAATGGACACTGTATTGTCAGGTGCTACTCCAAAAGGTGATCCTATTGGTTCTGTTTATTTATACATGCCACAATCTATAAGTATGGCAGACGGATTAACATACGATAATGCTGAATTAACAGGCCTTACATCTGCAGTTATGGCAAGTGCCAATGAAGGAAAAGACGAAGGTGCTGGTGCCGCTTTGAGTTCTTTATCAGAATCTGCAAAAAATCTATTTACACAATACGCACAAACAAAAACAAGTGCTGGATCTTTACTAGCAGCTCAACGAGGCCAAGCCATAAACCCAAGAGCAGCAATGCTTTTCAAATCTCCTACGTTTAGGCAACTGGCTCTTAACTGGAAAATGATTCCTTCTAATAAGAATGATGCCAGAGCTGCAAAATATATTATTAACGCATGTAGAGAACATGCTTATCCAGAACTTATCAATAACGGTGCGTCATTTCAATACCCAGATTTGTTTAGAATCGAATTTATAGGAATGGGCCACGCTAAACCTCAAGTAATTCCATTTGCAGATGCATATTGCACCGGCGTTACAGCAAATTATAATCCTACATCACCGGGTTTTATGAAAGATGGTTATCCTAACGAAATAGATTTTACTTTAAATTTCCAAGAAACAAGAGTTCTTGACAGGAAAGCCATATCACAGCTAAATCGTGGTATTAGAGACGGGAGTGAATAATGAAATATTTCAGATACTTTCCAACAATTAATTACGATCTAGACGACAATAAGCAAACCCGAGAAATAGTAGATGTATTTAGGTTTGCTAAAATTATCAATAATAGGGCATTAGATGATATATCGCTATATGCTTTTTATGATGTTAACGACGGTGAAAGACCAGATCATGTAGCTAAAAGGATATATGGTTCTGCAGATTATTACTGGACCTTTTTTCTAGTTAACCAAGAAATGAAAAATCTATTTACAGATTGGCCTATGTCATATTCACAGCTAGAAGATCACGTCAATTTAAATTATCCGGGAACTGCTTTAACAGTTGCAACATCAGATTTTTTTGATAAACTTTCTATAGGAGAAACTGTTAAGGGTATTTTATCTACTGCTGAAGCAACTGTAGTTGCAAAGGATCCTAATTATGGGTGGATAAAAGTAAACAATAAAACCGGAACATTTCAAGCAGAAACAATTCAAGGTCAAACTAATAGTGAAGTTGTTACTATAACTGGGGAAACCGCCTTTAAAAATGCAACTCATCATTATAGTACTTCTGACGGTATTGTCCCTAGGGGAACAGCAGGTGCTGTAGCTGTAACAAATGAACAATATGAAATTGATGAAAACGATAAACGTAGAAGAATAAAGGTATTAAAACCTGAAAGAGTAGAAGAAGTTGTACAGCAATTCAGGGACGCAATAAATGGCTAACTTTGGAACGGTTCAACCCACTGACGCGCTGGTTAGTGATATATTAATAGAATCTGCAACTAAGAAAAAACTAATAGATATTACTGATCTCGTTAATGCTATTGATATTAACGAATCTCTTACAACTCCCATGCTAACTGGAGTTATGTTAATTGTTGACGGTGCAGGACTATTAACACAGCTTCCCTTGGTTGGCCAAGAAAAAATAACCTTTAAAGTTACTAGAGGAGCAAGCCCAGGTCGTCAAGGTTGGACCGAAGAATTTACTTTTTATGTAAGGTCTATTGAAAACTTAGTAAGAGTAAATGATTTCACTTTTGAATATCAAATAAGAATAGTACAAGAATCTTTTTTCTGGAATGCTTTAGAAAATATTTCACAGTCTTATGAAGGGACTATTGATACTATAGTCCAAGACATAGTTACTACTAACCTAAGATCAGAAGTTGATGTTGAACCTACTTCTGGAACATTTAAGTGTGTAATACCAAGTTGGAATCCATATAGAGCTTTATCATGGCTGACAAATAGAGCTAGAACAGAATCAAATGCACCATTTTATTTGTACGATACTTTATTTGATGGATTACAGTTTAGGTCTATACAAACACTTTTTAATAGAAGGCCATTTGAAAACAGAAAACTTTATCCTCATAAAGAAATGGTTCCTCGGTCAATTGCTGAATCTAAGGCAGGTTCAGAAATTGATCTTGAAGACAAAATTCAAATGTGTATATCATTTGAATCAGTAAAAGTTACTCCAACTGCAGAATTGATACTTGATGGAGCATTTGGTTCCACCTTTACTCTTCTAGATACAATGACTAAAATAGTAGATCGCAAAGAATGGGACTATTCAGCTGAATTTGGCAGTTCAACTCCATTCGGTACATCAACTGGAACTATACAACGAATAGAAATGTATAAAGCTGCATCTGATAAAACAAGATGGGAAGAATTGCCTATAAGTGGATATAAAGCAGCCGAAAGAATATACGCATTTTCTGGACAATCATTTGGAACTGGATCTATTATGTCATATAATGAAGACGCTTTAAACTGCGAACCTTGGAGAATAGCAAGAGATAGACAACTGCAAAACTTCGTATATAAGGCTGTTATTCCGGGAGATAAATACATTCAAGCTGGTATGATGGTAGAACTAATGCTTAATAAAAACGTTATGCATGGAAAAAATGCAGAGTCTGAAGTATTAGACAAAAGACGTTCTGGAATGCACATTATTACAGCAGTTAAACATAGGTTTCATTTACCTAAACAACAATATGTTCAAACAATTGAAATGGCAAGAGATAGTATGAAAGCGGATCACGAACATGCAAATTAGTAAAGACTTTAATTGGTTTATAGGAATAGTTGAAGACCGAAATGACCCTAAATCTATGGGTAGGTTAAAAGTCAGAGTATTCGGCGATCATACAGATGACAAAACTAAAATACCTACTGCAGATTTACCATGGGCCCAGGTAATGATGCCTGTAACATCTGCCTCTTTAGGAGGAGTAGGAAATAGTCCTACAGGAATAGTTCAAGGTTCTTGGGTAGTAGGATTCTGGATGGACGGCTTGTCTAAACAAGTGCCTTTTATATTAGGAACAATTCACGGAGAGGCTGGCCCAAGCGGAAAATCTCAAAAAGGGTTTTCAGATCCTGAAAGTAAGCATCCTTTAAGAAATACTGGTGTTGATACACCAAACGCGTCAAATGCTAATTTTAAAAGGACCGAAGCTTTTATTCAAAGAAGTGATTTAAGAGTTTCTGAAATAGATACAGCAGTTCCAGATAAAGTAACTACGGTAGTTGAAGATGAAGATGATTCATATTACGAAAGAGCTAAATGGGAAATGCCTCATATAATGAACAATAATGAAACTACGTATCCTTATAATAAAGTTAATCAAACAGAAGGCGGCCATCAGTTTGAAGTAGACGATACGCCTGGAAATGAAAGAATATGTGAATTTCATAAGAGTGGTACAAGTAGAGAAATACTTCCAGACGGCACAATTGCTACTACTATTAAAGGAAAAAATTATACTGCAGTGTTAAGTGACGATAATGTCTATATTAGAGGCAACGTTAATATGACGGTAGATGGAAACTATAGACATTTGGTAAAAGGAAATTATCACCTTGAAGTAGTAGGAAACAAAACAGAACTTATAAGAGGAACTAGACAAGCTTCAATTGCAAAGTCAGAACATATAGAAGTTGGTCAGGATTTTGCTTCTAATATCACTGAAAAATATCTTCAAAGAATTGGAGGCGATGAAACAAGAATAGTTGACGGTGCACGAGATACTACAATAGGAAAATCAGAAGATATAGTTATTAACGAAGAATTGAGTCTAGTATGTCTTAATAAAGTTAATATGTTTGGTTCTACTCAAGGATTTGAAATTGCAACAACTGGTCATTTAAAAGCAGCTGCATCAAGTGATGTAACGTTTGAATCTAAAGCAAATTTAAATACGACAATTGAAGGAAATACCTTAAATAACGTAGGTGGAAATTGGACAGACAATGTCGACGGTAATATCGATATGAATGCAACAAGGATTGATCTAAACTAATGGGACAACTTGTAAGTAGAGGTGGAGATAGTTTATCTACTGGACATACTTGTGCAGCCACTACAACTTTGGCTACTCCTGGCCAAGGAGATGTATATGCAAATGGTGTTTTAATTGCTCGAATAACTGATTCTACAGTTGCACACCCATTTCCGCCTGATCCTCCATGCGCACCTCACGTTGCTACAGTAGGAGCAGGTTCTCCAACTGTATTTGTTCATGGTTTAAAAGCAACATTTATAACTGCTGCAGCTGATGCGGGTGCAATGACAGGTGGCGCTACAAACGTATATGTTGCAACTTCTGCAACTGCAATAGCAGCGGAATTAGGAGTAGAAATTTGGCAACCTAATGTTGGGACACCTGCTGAAGTTGAAGCTTTTTCACAAAGCGTATATGATGGAATGCAAACTAACAAAGCAGATTTAGGTGAAGAAGGCGGTAAAGAAAACGAAATTGGAGAATACGGCGATGGTGGTATAAGTTCTGCTAGATTTAATAATACAAGTCCTACAAATAATATTCAGGGAGTACAAAATACTGAATCAGCTGATGGACTAGGAAGTGATAGTTCATTTGAGCCTGGTTCTGGAACAGGATTAGTTTTTTTAGCTCACACAGATCCTAGAGTATCACCTACAGTTATTGCGTATGCTGAAGCGTTATCTGCAGCAGTGGGATATCCTCTTACAATCACAAGTGCTTATAGATCACCTGCTTATAATAAAAAAATTGGAGGCGCAAAAGGAAGTGTTCACCAGCAAGGATTAGCTCTAGATATAGTTCAAACCGGTTTGACTACTACTCAAAGACAAAATTTTATTACAGCAGCATATAATGCTGGATTTAGAGGAATTGGTGTATATAACACTTTTACTCATATAGACATAAGTACAAAGAGAGCATGGGGTGCAAGGAATGGTAGTAGAACCAGTTTACCAGATTATCCATGGGCTCAGGCTGTGTTAGGACCCTTAGGATATGCAATACAATGAGCGAAGGTTATACGGAATATGGTTATAGGGGTCTTGAAGAAGTTAAAAGATGGTCAGACCTAGCTTCTACATATAAAAGTCGTATGAACGAATTAGAAAAAGAAAATAAAGAGTTAAAAGAAGAAATTGAAGAATTAAAATCAATGCAGAAAGCAATGGTAAGATAGATGTCTCTTAATTGTGGAAATAATGTATCTCTTGATGCCTTAAATGGTATGAGAGATGAAATTAAAACAGCACTGTCTCAGGGAAAAGCTGGACTTGCTACTATGCAAGCCAAAGCAGCTGAAGCTGTAGCTAAATTAAATGAAATAAAAGTTCCACTTCCAAGTGTAGCTTTACCAAGTTTACAAGAAGACTTAAATACACTTATAACCAATGCAACTGCTGATTTAAATATAGCATCTATCAGCTTGCCTACTCATATTGAAACTTTCAAAACTACTTGGGGTTCAGTTTTAAGTGATACAGAACTTCAAGGATATATTGATCAGGCAACTTCACTTGTAAATGGTGCTATTAGTAGTGGCGGTTTAAGTGGATTTGACCCTTGTAAATTATTTCCTAATAAAGAAATAAAAGACGGAAAAGTAGATACAAAAGCTAAAAAAGCCGAAACGCCTAATACTAATGCGACAGAACCAGAAGAATCTGCAGCAACTTTAGATACGGTTGCGGAAGTATTAGCAAAACAAGCTTCAGAACTACCTTCTGTAGTATCTCCTTCAGGCCTTACGTATATGACTGTTTATACAGAATACATGGCTATAGCAGTTCCAAACGATATAGACATACAATCATATTTTACAGCTGAACACAAATCAGCTAGAGATGCACTTGATGCTCATGAAAAATCTAACGCCAGTACTCTTGACGGGTTAATAAACTCATCAAGAAATGCTGGAATGAAGATGCGTCAATTGTACGAAAGTAATCAAACATCTGAAACAGAAGCTAAATTTTTAGAAAAACTATGGGAACTTCAAGACGCATCAGCATTTGTTGATACTAGAAAAGCAATATTTCATGAAATGGATAAATCTCACAGGAAGTATCTTATAGGCGAAATAGACAAAGAAGATTTTGATAATAGAGAAGCAGGTTATCTTGGTGGAAACATAGATGGCCATGAAATACCTACTCAAGACTATTCTAAATATGTAACAATAAAGGCCAAATGGGAAGCTGGAAAAACAGCTTTAATAAATTGGCATAAATATTCTACTGAAAACGGACCAAGATAAAGTATAAATAGAAGTATGGCAAGAACACAAACAAAAAGTGATGACGCATTTGGCTCTAAAATTAGAGCTAGAACTAACTTATACGTTGATTTTGATTTAGCGTTTATAGCTAACCCCAATACAGGAGATGTTAGTAAAAAAACAGATATAGAAGCAATTAAACAAAGCGTAAAAAATCTTATTCTTACTATGAAAGGAGAAAGACCTTTTCAACCTTATTTAGGATCTAACGTAAGACATCTTTTATTTGAAAACGGTGATCCTTTTACTGCTATTAATTTAAAGAAAGAAATTGAATTTACCATTGACAACCACGAACCAAGAGTAGATCTTATAGACGTGATTGTAACAGAAGCTCTTGATGCTAATAGGTTTAAAATTCAAATAAGATTTGCACTCGTTTCAACTGGTCAGCAAGAAGATGTTGACTTTTACCTAGAGAGAATTAAGTAATGGCAACAACAGTTTCAAAAAATAGACTTAATGTCACTGAACTAGATTTTGATCAGATCAGGGCAAATTTAAAAACGTATCTTCAAGGTCAATCAGAACTAACTGATTATGATTTTGATGGAAGTGCACTATCTACGCTCATAGATGTTATGGCATATAACACATTCTATAATGCTTTCAACGCTAATGTTCAAGCAAACGAGCTTTATCTTGACACTGCACAGGTAAGGAACAATGTAGTAAGCCATGCTAAATCTCTAGGGTATGTTCCAAGATCAAGAAGTGCAGCATTTGCAACAATAGATTGTACAGTCAATAGTCCATCGGGAAGTCCTACTTCATTAACAATGTCTAGGGGAACTAAATTTAGTACAAGCGTAAGTGGAACCAAATATAATTTCGTAAATTTAGAAGCTGCTACTATTACACCAGATAGTGGCGTATATAAGTTTTCAAGTTTAAAACTTCATCAAGGTTCTCTTAAGACTATGAGTTATGTAGTTGATGACAGTGACACTAGACAAAAATATGAAATTCCAGATACGAATATAGACACTTCTTCAATTGTAGTTAAAGTTGCTCCTAATGCTTCAAGTTCAAATAATACTATACACGCACTTGTTACAAATATAGTTAACGTTACCGGAACTTCTGAAGTTTACTTCTTACAGGAAGGCCTTGATGGAAAATATGAAATTTATTTTGGAGATAACGCATTCGGTAAAAAATTAACAGCTGGTAATGTTGTCTCAATAGAATACCTTACAACAGATGGAACGGTTGCAAATAATGCTACTACATTTTCTCTTGAAGGAAATATTGAAGGAAATAGCAACGTTACAATTACTCTTGTATCTAAAGCTGGAGGTGGTGCAATCAGGGAAGATATAGAATCAATTAGGTTTAATGCACCATTGGCATACTTATCACAGAACAGGGTTGTTACTGCAGATGACTATTCTACTATTATTAAGAATCAGTACTCAAATGCTGAAACTGTAGCCGTTTGGGGTGGAGAGGAAAATGATCCTCCTGAATACGGTAAAGTGTATATTTCAGTTAAACCCAAAAACGCCACTTCATTATCTGAGTCAGAAAAATCTTTTATTAAAGACTCAATATTAAAGCCTAAAAATATTGTTTCTATTACTCCTGAACTCGTAGATCCTACATTCTTGTATATTAAATTATCAGTATTTAATAAGTATGATCCAAACTTAACATCAAAAACTTCAGGAGAATTAACAACTGCAATACGTACCGTTATTACTAACTATAACGACACTAATTTGAAAAAATTTGATGGTATCTTCAGGCATTCTCAGTTATTAGGTGAAATAGATAACACCGATCCAGCTATATTGAACTCAACTGTAAACGTTTCATTACAAAAACGATTAGTTCCTACATTAGGAACAGCAACTAAATATACCGTAGATTTTGATAATGGTTTTCATTCAAACATAGGTGCTTCTGATTCTATTATTAGTTCAGAAGGATTTACATACCAGGGTCTAGAACACTTCTTACAAGATGCGCCTATAACTAAATTTGCGGTAGACCAAGGAGCATCAACTGGTCCTTATGCTGTATATGGTACTGAAAACGGAGCTTATGCTGGAAGTAAAGGATATTTTTATCCTCTTTATACTACTGCAGCTGCAGCCAATTCTAGAGATATTATAAACGGTGGGCCAGGAGGAAGTCATACACATACTTTCTTAGAATTTAATGGTATTACATTCTATATGCCTTCAACCTTTAGCAATCATGGATTAACTTCTTATGATAGTTCTGTAAACACGTTATTCGACACTAACACTTCTACAACCACACGAAATGTTCAAATATACAGGATTACTACAACTAACCAAAAAATTGTTACAGAAGATAATGCCGGCTCAGTTGATATTGTAAATGGAATTGTCACTATAAACGCATTTAATCCCACAGCCATTACATCTGGAGAGACATATATAACTATAACAGCAAAACCAAATGCAAACGATATTTCACCCCAGAGAAACCAACTTCTGGAAATTGATATGAATAATGTTAAAGTAACACCTCAAATAGACACAGTGGCCACTGGCGGAACATCTGCCGGAATTGGTTACACTACAACCCCAACGAGTAGTTAATAATGCGATATGATATAGGAACAATAATACCTGAGCATATCAGGGTATCAGATCCAAAACTTGTAGCTTTTGCCGAGGCGTATTTTAAGTTCCTAGACCAAGATGGTGGAGCAGGACAAATATTAAACACCCTCCCATCATATAGAAATATAGACACAGCATCTACTAAATTCCTTGAATATATTCAAAGAGAATTAGCTGTAACAATTCCTGACACCATCTTAGCTGATAAGGTTAAATTATATAAAAATATCACGGACATTTACTTATCAAAAGGAAGTGAACCTTCATATATAGCTCTATTTAATTTAATCTTTAATGATACAGTTGAACTATACTTCCCAAGAGTTGATATATTAAAACCGTCTGATGGTAAATGGAGTACTACTTTTAATAAATGGACTGGTGATGATGGTAAAATATCACACCTCAAGAAAATGCAAGATTCAAGGTATTATCAGTCATTTTCATATGTTATTAAAACAGGTCAAACTATTGAAAACTGGAATGATGCTGTAAAGAAACTACTTCATCCGGCTGGATTTGCATTCTTTGGGCAAGTTGTTATCTTTACTCAGTCATCAGCTGCAATGGCTAATCCTCCTCCAGGAAGACAAATGGACGTAGGCGCATTTTCAATTGTTATAGATGTTGAACAAGCAACTGTAGAAGCACCTGCAGTATCATGTGTAGTTGAAATAGATAGAGTAAATGCTGCTCCTCAACCTCCATTGAGTCCTAGCTTTTTACATGTAGACTTATACAAATTCTTGCCCAACACTGAGGTATACAGTACACCTATAACAGTATCTCAAGCCCGGGCATTAGCAGAAACTGGAGTAAATCAGGCATATACTGTAACTCCTCCGAATCATCCGCCGGGAACAATAGCGGATTTTAAAGACTTCACGGTACAACAAGCTGTTAACCAACTAGCAATCAATTTATCTTATGATTCCGTGATAACTATCTCGTAAACTTATATAAATAACTAAAAGGAAAAGGTAAAAAAATGGTAGCCATCGTCACTAAAGAAATAAGGGTGCAAAATGCGGCTAACTTCATTACAGACGTTGGCAGCAATAGTATGTATCTTTTTATAGGTCGTTCACAACAATGGCCAAGTTCAGACACATCTGTTGATACACCAGTAGATAAAGTCTTGGATAAACAAACAGCTCATCAGAGAATGATAGCTGCTAAGAAATTAGCCTCAAGTGATTTATCACATGCGGTTCCAAGATACAACTGGGTTTCAGGAAATACATATATCGAATATGATGACAATACAGCTCTCGCTGGAACACAATACTACGTGTTGACAGATGAACTTAAATGTTATAAATGTATCATAGCTGGTCCAGGTGCGTCTGTTAATAAACCAACTGGAACTACTACAAATAATATAGAAGCTGACGGCGGTGATGGATATCGCTGGAAGTATCTATTTACTTTGGGTGGTGTTCAAGCAACAAAATTCTTAACTTCTGCATATATGCCAGTTAAAACACTTGCAGCTGATGATGGTTCTCTTCAATGGCAAGTACAACAAAGTGCTGATAATGGAGCAATTCACCAGATTAAAGTTACTGCAGGAGGAAGTGGATATACTTCAGCTCCTACAGTAACAATTACGGGTGACGGTACATCTGCAACGGCAACAGCGACAGTTGCTGGCGGAGCAGTTACTGCAGTAACTATTACAGACAATGGCGGTAACTACGAAAATGCAACTGTATCATTTTCAGGCGGTGGTGGAAGTAATGCTGCAGCAAGAGCAGTTTTATCACCCAAAGGTGGTCATGGATCTGACCCTATAAATGAATTATCAGGATTCTTTGTAATGACTAACTGTAACCTAGACGGTGCAGAAGGTTCAGGAGACTTCCCAATTGATAATGATTATAGACAAATAGGACTATTAAGAAACCCTTATAACCACGGTACAACTACAACTTCTACTGCTACAACATTAAACGCAAATAAATCTTTGGCACTATCATCTGTAAGTGGTACTTTCACAGCAGACGCTTTAATTACAGGTGGAACTTCTGGCGCAAAAGGATTTGTAGATTCAGTTGATGGTACTACCATCAGATATCACCAAGATTCATCTACCGGATTTACACCTTTTCAGGGTTCTGAGCAGGTAACACAGACAGGAGGAGTAAGTGCTACTATTTCTTCTTTAGGTGATCCAGAAATTGATAAACATTCTGGTCAGGTATTATATCTAGAAAATAGATCTGCAATTTCAAGGGCAACGGCACAGATAGAAGACATAAAACTAGTAATTGAATTTTAGGACATAAAACATGGCAGATTTTAATATTTCACCCTACTATGACGACTTTCTGAGTGCGGGTGCAGACGGTAAACAACCAAAAGACAAATACTACAGAATTCTATTTAGACCTTCTGTAGCTATTCAAGCTAGAGAAATGACACAGCTGCAAACAACCTTGCAGAATCAAATTACTAGCTTCGGTGATCATATGTTTGAAGAAGGAGCAATGATTCTGCCAGGTGGAACTGCTCTTGATTTAGAATATGGATTTATTAAACTTGCTGCCGTTTATAACTCAGCCGATGTCGAATCATATAGAACAGACTTTCAAGGAATAGTAATCACAGGCCAAACTAACGGAGTTACTGCAAAGGTTGTAGGAACTGCGGCCGCATCTGGTTCTGATGCTTTAACATTATGGGTTAAATACACAAATTCTGGTACAGCAAATACTACTAAAGAATTCGTACCAGGTGAAGTTATCAGTGGAACAGGTGTAAGCGGAACAACTCGAGGTGCGGAGATTAATGCTGCATCAACAGACGTAGGATTTGGTTCATCAGTATCAATTCAGCCAGGTGTTTATTATGTAAATGGAATATTCTGTGGCGTTACATCACAGACTCTTGTCCTTGACAAATATACAAATACACCCTCATATAGAATAGGTTTAAACGTTACAGAAACATTTGCATCTAGTACAGATGATGCAACACTAAACGATAACGCAACGGGATCCCCTAACTATGCAGCTCCCGGTGCACACAGAT